CTTACTGGCGAAAAATTCTTAGCCAACAAGCAAATCCATATTACATGGTAACAAAAAAAGCCAAGGCACTCTCTGCCTCAGCTAGTAGTTATATCGCAATTACTATTATAGCATAAAGGAGACAGAGAGTGAGCAAAGCTAAAGAGCTTTTAAACGAATTGCAAAATCTTGATATGGACATTCAAAGCCGCATAGACGAAATCAATGAGCTTGAGGCAGGTTTACTCTCAAGCCCCAAATGGACAGTAGACAAGGTCAAAGGTGGTCAAGCTAAGAAGGTTGATGATGTCTATACTCAGCTGATCGTGATGAAAGAGGCGATTGAACAAGATACCAAAAAAGTTATTAACAGGAAACTTGAACTTGGTAGATTGATTAACAAGCTAAAAAATCCGAAACATAGAACTATCTTGAGGATGACATACATCAATAAGATGTATGTTGATGACATCTGTGACAGTATGGGAGGCATGAGCTCTCCTACTTATTACCGCCTGAAGAAACAGGCAGTAAATGAGCTTGATGTCATTCTTACGGAATTGATAGTAAATGATAGTGATTGTACAGGCATGAAGCACGAAATCTGCTAGAATGGTAGTATCAAGAATTGAGGGTAAGGCATCTATGAAGTGTCTGCCCTTTTCTTTTTCTCAAAACAAACAAAGCAGGGAGGAGGGCATGGAGAAAAGTGAACTAGCACGTAAAGACTATGAGGCAGGAATGAAGTACAAAGATATTGCTACTAAGCATGATGTCTCAATCAACACAGTCAAATCATGGCAACGTAGACACAAATGGATCCGTGACAAAAAGGGTGCACCCAAAACTCCAAGAGGTGCACCCAAAGGGAATAAGAATGCAGACGGGCATGGCGCACCTAAGGGAAACACCAACGCCCTCAAACATGGCTTGTTTGCTAAGTATCTACCTCAAGAGGTGTATGAGATAGCTCAGGAGGTTTCAGAGAAACAACCTATAGATATACTCTGGGAAAATATCACGCTGACCTATGCTAATCTACTACATGCTCAGCGCGTTTTATTTGTCCAAGATATAGAGGACAACAGCACCTTTGTCACAAGCACAGGAAAGGCTGGCACAGGCTATGAACATCATACGGCATGGGATAAGCAAGGCAAGGGCCTAGCTGCAATGGCAAGGGCTCAGTCAGAGCTTAAGAGCATGATTAAGACCTATGACGAGCTCACACGCTCCCCTCTTGTCACTGAGGAGCAACGCTTGAGGATTGATAATCTCAAAGCTCAATTAGGCTCTGGTGATGATGACGACACAGTCATTACTGGATTTACATTTGATAGAAAGGCAAAAGATGGAGATTAACCTCGCTAATTTAATCAATCCTGCATTTGATAAAGTGCTTTTTTCAACGAAAAGCCACCTTGTCCTAAAGGGTGGGCGTGGGTCAACTAAATCATCTGTCATTTCAATTAAATTAGTCAATGATTTTCTCAATGATCCGCTGTCAAATGTTGTTGTCTTACGCAAGGTCGGAAAGTACCTGAGAATGTCTGTTTATGAACAGATTAAGTGGGCTATCTATGAGATGGGGATAGAAAAACAGTTTAGGTTTGGTACATCTCCACTACAGATTACCCACATCAAGACAGGCACAGCCTTTTACTTCTACGGTGTTGATGACCCAATGAAACTCAAATCACAGAAGATAGCTAAAGGATATGTCTCTATGCTATGGTTTGAAGAATTGGCTGAGTTTGCAGGGCGTGAAGATATTGACATAGTTGAAGATACCTTTATCCGTCAAAAGCTACCAAACGGAAAACAAGTCCTAGTCTATTTCAGCTACAATCCACCTAGAAACCCTTATGATTGGATAAATGAGTGGATAGCTGATAAATCTAGTGACCCTACTTACTTTATCCATCACAGCACTTACCTAGATGATACGCTAGATTTTTTATCCAGTGAGATAAAAGAGAAGATAGAAAGGTACAAGGAGACTGACCCTGACTACTACAGATGGATGTACCTAGGAGAGGTGATAGGACTTGGTAATCATGTCTATAACATGAATTACTTTAAGCCACTAGAAAGCCTCCCTGATGATGACAAAGTGATAGGTATATCATTTGCCTTGGACGCAGGACATCAGCAATCAGCGACGGCCTGTGGAGCTTATGGGCTAACTGCTAAGGGGAATGTTATCTTACTTGATACGTTTTACTATAGTCCAGCTGGCAAGACCATCAAAAAGGCTCCCAGTGAGCTCTCTGTTATGATCCATGACTTTATAGACAAGGTTATGAAGACCTACAGAGTGCCAAAGCTCAAGATGACCATTGATAGTGCCGAGGGGGCTTTGCGTAACCAGTATTTCAAAGATTATGGCGAGCGCTGGCACCCTGTGGCCAAGAAGAAAAATCAGACTATGATTGATATGGTTATCAGTCTACTAGCTGAGGGGCGTTTCTACTACCTTGATACTGAGAATAACAAGGTTTTTGTTGAGGAGCATAAGATGTACCGCTATGATGAAAAGACCATCAACACAGATGACCCCAAAGTCATCAAGGAGGACGATCACACAGTGGACGAGTTCAAGTATTTTGTCCTAGACAACGCTAGAGAGCTAAGACTAAAAGCCTAAAGGAGCTAACAATGGGAATAGTACAGACTATCAAGAATTTTTTTACGAGGAGCAAGTATGTGATGACAACACAGAACTTAACGAATATCACTGATCACCCTAAAATAGCAGTGTCATCCACAGAGTATGACCGAATAAGGGAAAATCTCAAGTATTACGCAGGACATTATCCACAGATTGAATACATTGACAGCAACGGCACGCCTCAAAAGCGAGCTTTCAACCATTTGCCTATTGGACGTACAGCAGCCAAGAAGATTGCAAGCCTAGTATTTAATGAACAGGCTGAAATCAAGCTAGACGACAAGGACGCTAATAAATTCATTCAGAAACAGCTACAAGATGACAGATTTGTCAAGAATTTCGAGCGCTACCTGGAGAGTGCGTTGGCGCTTGGTGGCTTGGCTATGAGGCCATACGTCGATAGAGACAAAGTAAGAGTCTCTTTCATTCAGGCTCCCGTCTTTTTGCCACTGCAAAGCAACACACAGGATGTCTCTAGTGCTGCTATCATCACTAAGACAATCAAGTCAGAGGGTAACAAGCAGAAGTATTACACGCTGATTGAGTTGCACGAGTGGGGCAAGGATGACAAGTACACAGTCACTAACGAGCTCTACAAGTCTGATAATCAGAATGTGGTAGGCTCTAGGGTTCCTTTGTCAGAACTCTATGAGGATCTTGAGGAAGTAGTAGACCTGAACGGCTTGAGTCGTCCGCTCTTTACTTACTTGAAAACTCCAGGAATGAACAACAAAGATATTAACTCAGCCCTTGGGCTGTCTATCTTTGACAATGCTAAGACTACAATGGACTTTCTCAATACAACCTATGACGAGTTTATGTGGGAGATTAAGATGGGGCAGCGCAGAGTGGCCGTGCCTAGTCAGATGATTAAAGTTGAGTACAATCAGAAGGGTGAGAATGTCACAGTCAAGCGTGAGTTTGAGGCTGGACGTAACGTCTATGAACAGATCGACTCAGGAGATATGGACAAAGGGGTAGGTATTACCGACCTTACAACGCCTATCCGATCGGATGACTATATCAAGGCTATCAATAAGATCCTGGCGATTTTTGAAATGCAGATAGGAGTATCTTCTGGTACCTTTACCTTTGATGGTAAGAGCTTAAAAACAGCTACTGAGGTTGTCAGCGAGAACTCAGACACCTATCAGATGAGAAACAGCATTGTCAGCCTTGTAGAGCAGTCTTTGAAAGAACTCATTATCTCAATGTTAGAGCTAGGCAAAGCCTACGGACTCTACAAGGGAAACATCCCTGACATGGAGAAAATCAGCATTAACCTTGATGATGGAGTCTTTACAGACCGAAACGCTGAGCTGGACTACTGGGTTAAGGTTGTAAATGCTGGTTTTGCTACGGATGTTATGGCCATTGAAAAAGTTTTGAATGTTACGCCTAAAAAAGCCAAACAAATCAAAGCTGAAATCAGTGGCAATGCTATTGATGATGTAAATGCTGAGCGTAGCCTTGAGGATGTAGGAGTCTATGGAGAGTAGCATGAAAAAACTATTTAGATTTATTTTGCCACCACTTAACCCAGCCAAGCTATTTATTAAGCCGCCAAACAGGTTTTTGAGGTGGATATGGTATGACTGAGAAGAAACCAATCAAGCTAAATGATGAGCAGTTAATGCTTGACGCTAGTAACGTTGCAGACATCTATCATCAGCTTACACTTGACCTGTTTGACCAGGTTGTAGACCGTATCAAAGAGCGTGGCTCTGCCAGCCTTGATGATAACCCTTATATTTGGCAACTTGAGAAAATGAATGAGATGGGGCTACTCAATGAGGATAATGTCAAGCTCATTTCTGATCGTTCAGGGATTGCCGAGGAACAACTTAGATATGTTATCCAAAACGAGGGCTACAAAATCTACAAAGACACCAAACAACAGCTTTTAGAGGCTACTGGTGGAGGTGGTTTTGCTGGCAACTCTATCATTCAGACCAATCTAGCTGCTTATGTCAATCAAGCTATGGGAGATATAGACAACCTCATCAATACCACTCTACCAATGAGCGTGAGAAAGGTATATCAGTCTATTGTCCAGGAGAGCGTGGCCAAGGTTGTCACAGGGCTCACTACATCGGATAAAGCTATCTCTGATACAGTCATGAAATGGGCTAAGAAAGGCTTTTACGGCTTTACTGACAGTCAAGGCAAACACTGGAAAGCTGACACATACGCTAGGCAAGTTATCAAGTCCACGGCTTGGCGTGTCTATCGTGAGGGCAGG